ATACAACCGCATAAAAATGCATTAATTAATGAATATTCAAAGGTAAATAGTTCTGTAAAACCATTTATCGCCCACATAAAGACACCAACCCAGAAGCCCATACACAAAGGACAATGAAATAGTGTGTTCCATTTCTTCGTATAATCCTTCTCTGGTCTCAGGTTTTCAAAGATCTTTCCATAAATAATAATAAAAGTCATGCCATAGCAGGCAAGAACAAAATGTAGTGTTTCCATATTAACCTCTATCTGTAGATGGATAAGTAACAAGTCCGCTTTCAATAAGTGTCAAGAAGTCGTAATCAAAAATTCCATACTCTATGTACTCCTCAGTTTTTCCAAAAAACTTAATTTCAACAGGAATGGCATTTTTCACTCATTTAAAATTTTTTTTCATTAGTAAATATACCTTCCATACATGTACGGAGCAAACATATTACCTCTTGTAATTGAACCTTTTTCTGCTTCTTGAGGAACTTCGCCTAATTCAGTTGCATGTTCATCATCGGGATTCAAAAGAGCATCCTCCATCATATCATCATGTGCTTCCAAAGAATCCATTGCTGGTTTTTCTTCTTTAAACCATTCCGCTATGTTTAGCAGAGTAGACTTAACCGGGTCATACTTTTTTGAATCCAATATATTTGCTTCCATAGATCCATAGATGTTGCCACCTTGAATGGAATCATAAGCAACAATTCCCTTTTTTCTTAAAAATTCAAACATACGAGACTCAGCACCATAAACACTATCAGTCAACATATCTTTTGCGAAAGCAACAACTTTCTTTTTTTCTTGCATAAGAACAATATCAATATCTTTATGGTCGTATATCATGATATCTCCACTTAAGTTTTCCCTAGCGTTTAATTCAAATGTATATTTTTTCGTTCTATTGTTAATAACAGAAATGGAAACAGAAGGTTTGACATTAACTTCTACGTCTTTTTTTAAATCTAAATCTACTCGTCCTTCTTCTTTTTCTTGTTGAGTGATTACATCAACTCCTGAAGGGGTTAAAACATTAACGCGAACCATTATAATTCTCCCATCAAATCTTGAATATAGAATAATTTCTTAATAAGTTTCTCATCCAATGGTTTTTTAGTAAAATCTTCCAAAACTACCGAGACTTTTTCAAGATTTTCACGCTTTTCTTTTGAAAAGGTGTCTATACTGCTTGAGAGTTTTTCGGAGAGTTTTTGCTTTAAATTTCCGACTTCTTCGTTAACAAAGGATTTTAGTCCGAGACCATTATCTGCGAAGGAGGTAATGTAATTTGTGAGAAGTTTTTTCTGATTTTCTTTAAGAGAATTTTTATAGGTGTCGTTAAACTTTCCAACGAATGTTTTATAAGTAAGATTGTCTATATGTTTCATCTCTTTCTCTTGTATCTCGGAAGGAACAAGCAAAGATTTAACCTTTGTCTCAACAATAAGGCGAGACTTTGCATTTGGAATATTGCCTTGAAACCATGAACCAACTGTGGCTATATCTTTGTAGTTTGGGACGAAGTTCTTAAATACATCAGCACCTAGCTGTTGGTTTATCTGTGAGATTGCCTTTGTTTGTGCATTGAATACCGATTTACGGTCTATCTTATTATAATCTTTCTTTGTCTCAACGAGAAAGCGATCCGTGAAGTCTTTAGTCATTTTATCTTTGTTCTCTAAAATTGACTTATATAATTCTAAATCTCTATGCAATGGAGAGCCATTCTTAAAGTTTTCTTTAATTATCTTTACAATCTTCGCTTTACGACCTTCTTGCTGTCTAACAACAGCTTTCGTGAGTTCCTTTACAAGAGATTCGTAAAGAAAAGCGGTATTTCTTTTCTTATTGTGTTTCATCTAAATTTCTCCGTAATATGTTGTTCCTTTATATTGATGGGGCTGGCCGTTTCCTTTATTTTTGGAAAGTAGAACATCTTTCCAAGTATCACCCTTTGCTATGTCTTTTTTATCAATTTTTGCAAAAATAGCTTTTTTGACTTCTTCCTCTTCTTCTTTACTTAAAGTAAGTTTTTCTTCGCTTTCATTAATACTTTGCAATTCTTCTTTTATTAATTGCTTTATTCTTTCAAGAGTTAGTTTCATCTGTTTTCACCTTTTTTAGTAGATTTTTAATTAAGTTATCAACTTGTTTTGATGTTTTAAATAGTTTATCTTCTTCTGTTTCCTTGCCTTCAGTAATTCCACGAGCCAAAGAGTCTAATCCACCAAAACCCGACTTTCCTTGGAATGTCGTTCTGTACGTATTTCCATACTCACCAGTGGCTTGGTTTTTGAATTGCTTCTTCCTACCTCCTTTTGAATATGATGTCTGATGACGCTTGTATTTGCCACGCTTATATGTTGGTTCGTCATCGCGTTTAGCTGGTGGTTCAGCCAAGAGAACGTCGTCATTTTGATCACCCCCTTCGGCACCAGGGCTCTCGTCCCCAGCAGCCTCGCCTCCGGCATCACCACCTAAATCTAATCCTCCAGCATCATCTCCACCTAAGTCAAGACCTCCGCCGGAATCTCCACCACCCATATCTAATCCGCCACCAGCATCACCACCGCCTTCAGCGGGAGGTTGACTTGCAGCTTCTAGACTAGCAGCGAACTTTTTATCAAAGAACATTTCTCTTTGCATTCTAACAAACTGTTCATCAGAAAGACCAAAGAGGTTCTCGGCTACCCATCGTTTTGAGAAGTATCCTTCCGTAGCATTTCCAGCTACGGAGAATTTCTTATCCCAATGTTCAAGTTCTTGCAATTCAGCAATCTTTGAAGGGTTGTTTAATTGTAATTTAAAAGAAAGAAGATCATCATTGCGGAATCCCATTGTAAATAAATGAACGATTCCAATCTTCTCAAGTTCTGCTATAATGACTCTCTGAAGTCTTTGTATTGTTCTAGCAAAACGAATATCTTTTTGAGCAAGTGTTGTTTTATCTTCTTGCGCTCCATCTCCCATTGTAAGATAGGATTGAGGAACTTTAAGAGCAGAGAACAATTTATCTCGTAAGTATTTAACATCTTCAATCGTAGCAGTCATTGCTCCACCCGGAAGATTCTGGATGTCTGTGTTTGATGTTCCGCGAATAGGAATGTAATAATCTTCTTCAATTGATAAAGGATTATAACGAAGATCAAGTCGCCCTGTCGTTGGGTCTGTAACTTGATGACGCTTCATTTGTGTCATTACTTTCTGCATGTATTGTTCAACATCTTGTGGTGGAATATTGCCAACGTCAATCTTAAAAACTCTTCTCTCTGGAGCACGAACGATTCGATAAGCCATCATAGCGTCTTCAAGCAAAGTGAGTTGTCTCCAGATTCTACGAGCAGGTTCCAAGACAGATGTTCCGTACGGAGCATGCTTATCGTTTCCAAGAATACGGAAGTGAGCCATTTGCCAGTTCTCTAAAGTCATACCTGCGGAGTTCCACTGGTATTGAACATAATTTGGATTAGTTTCGTCTTCACCCTCAAGCCTTTCGATCTCTTGCGGAGGAAGTCCAATAACTGCTCGGATGCCAATTGATTCTTCAATATCTAAATACATAAACAGATCTCCGTACTTACACATCGTACGAGACCAGCCAAATAAATTGTGTTCTATATTCAATACATTATGATACAAATTATCTAGAATCGTTTTGATTTCATCATTTGGGCACTTAATTCTGAGCATTGGCTGTAGAGACGAATGAGTTGTCATTTCGTCTGCATAAATATCCAACGAGGAAGCACACTCAGGTGTATATTCCATCTGATCAAAATCAACATAACGTTCATTACGATTTCTATTTGAAATCATATTGACTGCCATTATATTCATTGGGTTATATTCTTGCTTTTTGAACTGCTTTCCGGAAGCAGAATTAAAACGAGAAGCGTACTGATCCAAGTGTTGCCTTCTTAATTGGCGACCTTGCTGTGTTCTTCTTTGTGTAATCGGACCGGAAAACAATCTTGTTAGGGAACGGAAAAGACCATTCTCCGGGTTATAGGGATTCTTCCCTAAGTTTCTATTTTTCTTAGCCATTTATTATCCTTTGAATATCCATGCGAAATTTCTTGCATGACTTAACTCTTCTTTATATTTAGTTTCGAAGTCGGCATTATACCCATCTTGCCCTTTTATCGTCGTATTCATCACATTCTTTTTCATGTACATTCCATCAATCATAGCTTTACGATATTCTAAATCTTTTTGTGAAACTTCCAATGCAGTGTCTCTTACCCAACACATAATAGAAAGGCACATTATAATATCATCATGATAGGTTCTCATTGCTTGAGGTTTACCATTATTCCAAACAAACGTTCTGAATTCATCGAAGGCACGAGAAGAAGGAATCTTAACGATCTTATTTCTTATAAATTCTTCAAGTTTCGCCACAATCAAGGGTCTAGTCTTTGTGGAGGTTGTGAAGCCTCCAATAGCATTACTCATGAACTCGCCTTGATTAGCATCAACAAATTCGTGTGTACCTTTGACAG